TAAATACCACAAATCAATTTATTGTCTTTTAGACGGCGAAATAGTGAACATTTCACTAAAAGGATCCGGTGTTTCTATTTTTTCACTTTTTGCGAATGGTGATAAGAAAACCAAACTAGAAGGGCATAGTGGTAAATTTGAGAGCCACTTCATCGAAATAAATGAAGCGGAGGAACTGAAAAAAGGTGCTACGAAATATAGCGTTCCTATCTTTTCAATAGGAAAACCTTACACCAAAACCGAACTTCAACAAGCTATCGATGCTTATGTAAATATTGCCGAGTATTACAATAAATACACAGGCAATGATCTAAGTACTGAAAGCGAGGTTAATAATTACGAAGTTAAAGATGCTGAGGAAGTAGAAACCGGAGAAGATGGACTTGAATTTTAAACTATGAGTAAAGAATTATTTTTTGAAATGCGCCAGCAGGAGTTGGCGCATTTTGTAGACGAAGTTGAAAAAGGAGACAGAAGCGCATTAATTGCTTATGCTCACCTTAAAAGAACCGCCGATGAATATTTATTAGCCATCAAGCAGATTGAAAGTAACGCAATGGAAGAAGCTCATAATTTTGGCGAGAAATCATTTGAAACACAGGGCTTCAAGTTTGAAATAAGAAATGGAGTTAAACGTTTTGATTATTCCTCTATTGATGAATGGAAAGCGCAAAGGGATGCTTTAAAAGAAACGGAGGAACGGTATAAAGCTGCCTTTATTGCTAAGCAAAAAGGACTTTTAACCGCATCAGAGGATGGAGAAGAACTCCAAATGCCTGAACTTAAAATATCTAAAGATAGTTTAATACTTAAGAAATAATTTGTTTTCCGGGTCGGAAATTTGATTAACTCCTAGCGTTTATTTGCTAGGGGTTTTTTTTAAAGATTAATACAGCAAAACACGAAAAAACAGCCCATATATAATATAAAAAATAAAAAAAGCGTAAAAAAAATTTTTTAAATGGAAAAATATAAAAAAATGCTGTTATGCTGTATTGTTTTTTGTAAATAGCAATAAAATCAACGCTTTAAAGAATACAGCATTTTTTTATTTTCCTTTTTTTTGTTGTTTTGCTGTATTATTTGTTTTATTGAATTTTATTTTGTATTTTTGATTTTGTAATTTAAATTAATTTAAAATGATCCACTTATTACAGGTAGAAAAACCTGAATCCACAAGAATTGAAATAACAATAGAAAAGGAATTCTGTTCCATAACTTTATCAACTTTTAATGATATGGTAACAGCTCATTTACCTTTAAAAGATCTACACGAATTTATCGGAACGCTTTTGCATGTGCAGCAGAAAATAAAAAACCGATAAATTATGATTACTGTATTTGCAAATATAAGGGATGTTGAAAATCCATTCTTTAAAGAGATTGATGACGTTTTAAATGATATTAAATCCGGAGTTAATAAAGATTTTATTGAATTAATAAGGTCTAAAAAAACAAAAGATGAAAGAAATCTATTAAAAGCAAAACTTAAATCTATTTGTTTTAGTGGTGAGTTTTCTTATAGGGCCGCTAAAAATTGTATAAAACACTCTGGTTATGCCTGTTTAGATTTTGATGATGTTGAAGATCCTGTATGTTTAAGGGATAGTTTACAAAACAACGAATATATATATTCGGCATTTATAAGTCCTTCAGGCAATGGAGTTAAAGCACTTATAAAAATTCCCGCAGAGATAAACAACCATAAAAAATACTATGAGGCAATTTGTGAAACTTTTGATACAAAATTAGATACAGCTACAAAAGATATAAGTCGGGTTTGTTATGAAAGTTTTGATCCGGACCTATTCATAAATAAAAAAGCAAAAGTTTGGGTGCTTAAAAAAGAATATACAGAGGTTACAAGAAAAAACAAATACCCTTCACATTTTCAAATTCAAGACACTAACAAAAAAGTTGATGTTATATTAAAATGGTTTAATAAAAAGTTTACATTAAATGTAGGCGAACGAAACAATAACCTTTTTAAATTAGCTTGTGGATTAAACCGAGCAGGTTTAAATAAATTAGTGGCTATTGAATTGTTTGTTAATTTTTATTCAAATGGATTAAATAAAGGAGAGGTTGAAAAAATTGTAAACAGCGCATATAAAAATACATCTGAGTTTGACAGCCTTACTTTAATAGATGACAATAAAATTGCTGAAGCCGAAAGAGTTTTAAGAAAAGGTGTTCAAAGGGCAAAAAAAGAATTTAGAAAAGAAGGTTTATCAGAAGATGACATTGAAGATATAATTGATTTTGATTTTGAAGATGATTTTTTAGTTTTTTGGGATACCAATAAAAATGGAAAAATAAGCCTTAATGATTACAAATTTAAATTATTTCTAGAAAATAGAGGTTATTATAAAGTTCAGCTTAATGAAAAAGAATTTACTTTTGTAAAGGTTTATAATAACATTATAAATGAGGTGAATGAAACCAATATAAAAGATTTTGTGCTCAATCATGTTATGGAAGTTGACATGAAGGTTTATAATTTTTTTGCTAAATCAACCGCTAAATTTACAGAAAATTACCTCAACCAATTAGCTACAAAACAGTTAACAATGGTAAGGGACACCCCTAAGAAAAGTTATTTGTTTTTTAAAAATAAAGTTGTTGAGGTTACAGATAGTGAAATAAATTTTATTGATTATATAAATATTGGCGGCTTTGTTTGGCAAAGGAATATTATAAATAAAGAATTTGAAATTACTTCTAAAACATCAGATTTTGAAACATTTATAAGTAATATAAGTAATAAAGAAGAAAAAAGAAAACTAATACTTGAATGTGCTATTGGTTATTTATTAAATACATTTAAAAGACCGGACGAAGGATTGGCTGTTATTTTATATGATGAAACATTAAACGATAACCCTAGTGGCCGGACTGGTAAAACTGTTATTTCAGATGCGATAAAGCAGCTTAGAAAACTTGTAACTTTGAATGGAAAAGAGTTTGATAACAAAGGAAATTTTCCATACGATACAGTAAGCCTAGACGATAATGTTATTTGTTTTGACGATATGGAACGGACTTTTAAGTTTGAAAGCCTCTTTTCAATTATCACAGGAGATTTGACTTTAAAAAAGAAATTTCAGCAGCCAATAGTCATTCCTTTTGAAAAGAGTTGTAAATTTATGTTTACATCAAATTATATACTTTCAGGGGTTGGTGATAGCCACGATGATCGTAAACTTGAAATAGAACTATATAGGCATTATTCAAAAAAATATAAGCCAGTACACGAGTTTGGAAAATTATTTTTTAGCGATCAATGGTCTAAAGAAGAATGGAACTCTTTTTATAATTATATGATTGGTAATATTCAAAAATACTTTAAAAATGGATTACTAAAATCTGAACTTAAAACAGGTAGAACCAAAAAACTTATAGCAAACACTTGTGAGGATTTTTATGATTTTTGTGAGAATGAATTTTTATGGAAGGAAAATCATTTTTATACTACAAAAGAAATATTACAAACATATAACGATGGAAGCCGAGAAATACCACAAAGAATGAATGTAAGTTGGTTCGGGCGTTGGTTGGGAATGTACTTTGAATACAAAGAATGGAAAAGAGAGGATAGTACTTATGGTGGTATTCGTAAATTTAGTGTATCCGGGTTTGAAAGTAAAAATGAAGAGGACGAAATAGAATTTTAAAATGGAACTAAGAGAATATCAAATTACGGCAACAAAAAAAGCAAAAGAAATTTTACTAAAATATAACATCGTCTGCTTGTTTTTTGAGGTTAGAACAGGAAAAACCGCCATTGCTTTATCCGTTGTAAATGAGTTTAAGGATGTTTTATTCGTTACAAAAAAGAAAGCAATGCCAAGTATTGATAAGGATTTTAAAGCTCTTAAATTAGCCTATAATCTTACTGTTATCAATTATGAGAGCCTGCATAAAGTAGAGAAAAAGTATAATTGCATTATAATTGATGAAAGTCATTCTATCGGATCTTTTGCTAAGAAGTCAAAACGGTTAAAGGACCTGCAAAACATAAAGTCAAACTATCATATTTTTCTATCAGGCACGCCATGTCCGGAAAGTTGGAGCCAAATATACCACCAATTAGATGCGTCTCCGTTTTCACCTTTTAAAGAGTACAAAACATTTTACAAATGGGCGAAAGAATTTGTGAATATAAAAAAGAAATATGTGGCTTTTGGCAGCCATGTGAACGATTACTCAGATGCTAACCTTGAGAAAATAAAGCCTTTTATCAATCACCTTATAATGACAAAAACGCAAAAAGAAACTGGTTTTATAAATGAAATAAACGAAAAATGCTTGTACGTGAAAATGCAATCTAAAACATATACGATTGCAAACAGGCTACAAAAAGACCTAGTTTTAGAAGGTAAAAGTGGTGTTATATTGGCAGATACCCCGGTAAAGTTGCAAAGCAAACTACATCAAATTTATAGCGGAACGGTAAAGCTGGAATGTGGAACTAAAATAACATTAGACACTTCAAAAGCTGAATTCATAAAAGAAAAATTTAAAGGGCAAAAGATAGCTATCTTCTATAAATACCAACAAGAATTAGAGGTATTGAAGGAAGTTTTTGGACAAAATTTGTCCACAGATATTGATGAGTTTAACACCACTTCTAAAAATATCGCAGGGCAAATACTGTCTATAAGAGAAGGCACGAATTTAAGTAAAGCAGATGCAATAGTGTTTTATAACCTTGACTTCTCTAATGTAAGCTACAAGCAAGCAAGGGATAGAATGGTTACCTATGACAGGCGCACCTCAGATGTTTATTTCATTTTTTCAGAAGGTGGGATAGAAGAAAAGATATATAGAACCGTTACTCAGGATAAAAAAAAATATGACCTCCGGGCATTTAGAAAAGATTATGGAATCTAAAGTACAAACAAAAATAATAGCCGAGATTAAAAGAATGAAAGGGTATTCTGTTAAGATAATCCGCTGCAATAAGAATGGTTTTCCGGATTTACATTTCTTATTACCGTCAAAGCCATATCCTATCCCTTGCTATTGCGAGGCTAAGAAGTTAGGTAAAACCGCAAGAGCCTTACAATTATTCAGGATGAAGGAATTAAAAAACATTGGAGCTATTGCATTTGAAGCGGATAGCATAGAAGAATTTAAAAATAAAATTAATCTAATTATTAAATAAATAATCATTATATTTGACAACTACAAACTGCCAAGATGAAAAGAAATAATAACATTCCACCCTCTTATTTACCTGTTTACTTGGCAGTTGCGGTATTTATTTGGGTGGTTTTTATATTTAAGATATGAGGATCACAGAAAACATCCCCGACCTACATACAACCGAAATACAAATAGGAAAAAAGGGAAAGCCATTTTATAACATTGGCGTTGAAGAAATACCCGGCACCCGGAAATGGATAGGAAGAAAGGAAAACTTTTGCACAAAACACACGTTTAAATACGTTGACGGAAGTGGATACTTTGATATATATATAGATTATTACGGAAAAAGAATAACAATATGATAGAAGTAGGAAGTGATTTTAGTGGAGTGGGGGCCTTTGATCAAGCGTTGCTAAGACTTAAAATAAAGTACAAAACAGTATTCGCTTGTGATATGGATAAGTATGCACGCCAAACGTATATACATAATTACGGAATGCCTGACTACTATCCGGAGAATGTTTATGATAGGGAAATACCGATTAATCCTTTAGATATTTATATGAGCTCTCCCCCCTGCCAATCGTTTAGTTTAGCTGGAAAAAGAAAAGGAGAGGGTGATAAGCGAGGTATATTATTTTACAATACCCATGAATTTATTAAGAAAAATAATCCTAGATATTTTATAATAGAAAATGTGAAAGGATTATTAAGCGATGACGCTGGAAAAACATTTCAGCGGTGGTTAGATTTTTTAGGGGGAAAATCTGTAAATGGGAATCCGGCTATGTTTCCAATTAAAGAATCCGCAAATTACCATGTTTACTGGCGTGTTTTGAATGCTAAGGATTACGGCGTGCCACAAAATCGAGAAAGGGTATTTATAATCGGCATCCGGGACGATGAAGATAATAGTTTTAGTTTTCCAAAACCTTTTAATTTAACAAAACGATTGAAAGATGTATTGGAAGAAAATGTGGATGAAAAGTATTTTTTGAGTGATAAAATATTAAAAAGCATTTTAAAATGGAAAAGTATTCAAAACCCATTTGATAAGGTTTTTGAAGAAAATGATATTATGAGTTGTGTTTTGGCAAGAGTAGACGGAGAGTTACACGCAGGAATGAAATTATTAAAAATCAAATCTGCAACAAAAAAAGGTTATGAAACAGCAACCGAAGGCGATAGTATTAATTTAGAACGTCCCGATAGTGAAACAAGGAGAGGAAGGGTGGGTAAAGGCGTAGCCCAGACAATTGATACATCTTGTCAACAGGGTGTTTTAGTTGTAAAGCACGAAAGAACCGAAGAAGGAAAAGCAAAAAGAAAGGAAAGTTTACAAAAAAAAAGAGTTGATGTGGGTCTTTTTTCCGATAGGCAAATGACCGCCAAGGAGCAGGAATATTCTGACACCATTTTAGCAAACGCAAATCCACAAAAAGAGGGATTGATTTTAATCGGCGCGTTTCGCGGAAGAAACCCCGATAACATGTCAGATAGGACGATAGGCACACCAACAAAACAAAGGTTAGAATTAAACCACAGCGGAACATCAAACACGATTACAACTGTACAGAAGGATAATGTGGTTGTTACTAACTACAGAATAAGAAGATTAACCCCTAGAGAATGTTTTAGATTAATGGACTTTCCGGACACGTTCACCTGGCATGTATCGGATAGTCAAGCATACAAACAAGCCGGTAACTCGATTGTAGTGAATGTTTTGGTAGAAATTATTAAAAAATTAAAGTTATGATAGAAAAAATAGAGTACATCAATGAAGTTTTCAAAACAGATATAACGGTAAAAAGCCGTAAGCGAGAAAAAGTCATAGGCAGGTTTTGTTTGTATTATCATTTGAAAACAACAACTGAACTTTCACTCAATGAAATAGGAAAGGTGTTCAGACAAGACCATTCAAGTGTTCTTTATGGAGTAGAAAAAATAAAGAATATTTTATCCAACCCCTTGGACTTGTTCCATAAAAAATGTGATAGTGTTCTAAAGGTCCTCGGTTGCAAAATGCCCACGATAGATGAAACAAAAGACATTAAAATAAAAAATCTAGAAAATGAATTATTCAAATTACGTGCAGAAATGGAAAGGATCCAATCAAATAGACAACCAATACCATTATTAGAAAAAATAAATAAGTTACCCGAAGAGGTGAAGGAAAATATCCTCTCACGAATGGAAATCATTATTAAAATGGAATCAATTAAAGTAATGAAATATAGAGAATAATACTTTTTAAAAATAATTAAAAAAATACTTGTGTATTAAGTTTGTTCTTGTTATATTTGCTTATAATTTAAAACCTAAAGATATGACAACTCTAAGAAACAAAGTAACTGAAAACCTAATAAAAAAAGGAAACAACCCACAAGATGTTAACGAAATGGTAAACACGCATTTTGATTATGCTTCTAAAAATTACAATACTGTTAAATCAATAAGCGAATGTATAAGAACAATTTACTAAAACAACCGGGGGAATTAAAACGCCCCCTTTCAGTTTACTTAAGAACAGGAGCCACTTTTTTTTGTGATAATTGTGGCAGCACAAAACCAAGAACAGGATTTTTAAGACTATTCGGAAAACGTAAATGTGATAACCCGAATTGCAATGGATAAAAAAGTAAGTCAAATAAAGAATGGAAATATTAATTATAATGTTTCTGAAAAGTTCCGTGAATGGTGGGCAAAATATGATGATGTTGAAAAATGCCGTTTAATAAAAGATAAAGCCATAGATTTACACCGTAAACATAAATCAATGGTTAATCATTCAGACACTGAATTTAGGTACACAGGAAGCCGTACAGGAATAAGAGGCGGAAAGTTAACCACTTTATCGGCAAAAGCACAAAACGCCACAGAAAGCTATTTAAATGCTTTAGATGAATTAAAATATATGATAGCAGCCTTATGAGTTACAGCATAGAATTACACGAAGAGTACAAAAAGGAATCTGGGTTTGATGTCGGTAATATTTCCGCTATTGGGTGTGTTTACTATTCGGAGGATTATGTATATTGGTTGGAAGAACAGTTATTAAAATATAAAAAAATTAACAAAAAAAGATTTTTAAAACTCGTTTCGGACGAAAAACCACAAACTTTAAAAAAAGCATTAGAACGAAAGAAAAACCGTAAAAAATAAAAAAACAATCACAACCGAGTTTGATTGTTTTTGTAAAGCCACTTAAAATATAATACTTTTTAAAAATAATTAAAAAAATACTTGCGTATTAGTTTTATTTGTTTTATATTTGTATAGTAATAATTAATAATAACAATTTAAAACTAAAGATTATGAAAACACAAGCACTTAAAAAAAACAAATTTATATGGGTTTTGACTACTCAATATTTTCAAGAAAACGAATATGTTGAATCAAATATGTACTTTACATCTAAAGCTAAAGCTATTGATAACGCACAACGTTCTTGTATATTCACACTTGATGGCGAATTGAAAGAACTTAGTAGCGACCTATTAGTAGTAAAAGCAAAAAGGTTTAACGGCTTAAACGTATATGTTACTATTAAACGAGATATTCTGTTTTAATTATTAACCGGGTTAAGCCGCCCCGATAAAAAAGCGGCTTTTTAATTATCCTAGATTAATTAAAAAAAATAAACATAATGGATAAAAAGAAATTGTTAGTAAGTTTTTCAGGGGGTAGAACATCTGCTTATATGCTAAAATGGTGTTATGATAATTTACAGGATGAATATGAATTATTAACTGTTTTTGCAAACACTGGAAAAGAGGTTGAAGGCACTTTAGAATTTGTTAGGGAATGTGAAATTAATTGGAATATCCCGATTGTATGGGTTGAAGCCTCACACAGCAAAAGTTATTCTAAAAAAGGATGGAGCGTTAAACATAGAATAGTTGATTTTGAAATAGCGAGCCGTAATGGAGAACCCTTTGAAGAAATGATTTCTTTATTGGGAATCCCTTCAACAAATGCACCTTTTTGTTCTGACCAATTAAAACGAAAAGCGATTGAAAGTTTTCTAAAATCTATAGGGTGGAAAGGGTTTTATAAGGCCATAGGAATAAGATCCGATGAAATTGACCGTGTAAATGAAAATTACAAGAAATTAAAAATACTTTACCCCTTGGTAAAAATGCATCCAAAAAACAAGAAAGAAATTTTGCAGTGGTGGAAAGAACAAAGTTTTGATTTAAAAATACATTCTGACTTTGGAAATTGTGATAACTGTTGGAAAAAAGACATAAAAAGACTAGTAAGAAATGCTAGAAGTAACCCAAACACTTTTGATTGGTGGCAAAAAATGACTGATAAATACGGTAATTTAAACCCGCGCGAAACAGATTTAGAACCGCCTTTTAATTTTTATAGGGGAAATTTATCACCAGTTGATATTTTTAAAATAGCTGAATTAGATGCACGGCAATTAGAATTATTTACAGAGGATAAAAACGGATGTTCAGAAAGCTGCGAAGTTTATTAGTATTAAAAACAACGTACGTATAAAAACAAAATCAATGAAAACACTACTATTATTTTTATTACTAACCACAACATCCTTCGCCCAAGGAATTACAATTAATGTGTCGCAAGATGCTAGACTGTTATTCTTTGGTGATGACAAAGGGAATGACGCAGGAACTATTGACATAACGATTAGATCAGAATGGAGGGGCAATCAAACGGAAACCGGGTACTTCTTCTTTGCACCGGAATTTGAAATAGCAGAGTTAAAAGGAGGCACTTATCGCAGATATACTGCGAACATAGGTTATACTTTCAATAAATGGATAGACAGACTAGCGTTCACTTCTTCAATAGGATATGGAATTTTAGACTATAATGCAGGTTCTAAGACTTATGGAATGAACTTCCAAACAGCATATCTACTAACTTCTAAAATTGAGTTGTTCATTGACTTAGAGATAGCAAGACGTGGCGACTTAGATATTTTTGCAAGGCAGTCAGGGAAGTTTGGAGTAAAATATAGGATTAATTAATCAGAAAAGTAAAATAAATAGAGAAATTATGAAAACAGAAGAACAAAAATTGAATGACACACAATTGAATATGGCTGTTAGGCGTTCGCTACCTTTAACAAACCAAAAGTTGTGGGATATGGCTAAACTAATAACTGATAGACAACGAAAAGCAAAAGAGTTAGCAACATATAAAATTGATTGGAATATGCTTAAAGAGGAATGGTTTGATTGGTTGGAAGAGGAGCTGTTTGGTGACACTAGTGATTATTCATAACCCACACAAACAAAACATTATGATACACATCTCTTTGATTATGATAGGTACAGCACTGATTACATCAGCTAGTTATGAGCTTACAAAGAAGAAAACAGATTCTAATATTCAAATCTTTTTTCTTATTTCCGGGATTATATTTGTTTTGTTTGGCTTTTTTAATTACTTTTGGTAATTATGACTAATTGGGCTTCTGAAAATATTTGGAAAAAAAAAGAAGAAAAGCAGGACGGCGTTCGAGTTTCTTCGGAAGAAAAGATAAAGCAAAAAGCCATTAAGCGGATTATCAAAAACAATGAAATCCATTATAAAAAAGCAAAAGCACTTTCTGATATTGCACCGAAACCAAAAAAAAACGAGCAATATAGGATTATAACAGAAAAACAGTTTAATGCTTACTCTTTAATGCTTGTTGTTTTGCAAGATGAAATAATTGAAGAAATGTACCTATCCATTTACCGCATTAACCAGCCAACAGTGGATAGTATAATTGATTTTATTGAAAGCGGAAAAATTAAAAAAGCTACCTTTGTAATTTCAAACTTTTTCAATCAAACAAAAAAACCTGAAAAATGGGCTATAAAACTTAGGGGGTTTTGCGAAAAAAACGGTAATTGTAAGCACGTTTATACGCACAATCATTCAAAAGTATTGGCAATTAAGACAGATAAAAATGATTATTATATTTTTGAAGGGTCAGGGAATATGAGTGATAACGCAAGAATTGAGCAATATATTTATGAGAACAATAAACAATCTTTTGAGTTTCACAAACAATGGATGAACGAAATTAGCGAATAATGGCGTATAAAACAGAAAATCTATATCAACAAGCAATTAAGGCAATAGAAGAAAATAACTTATTCTTTATAGAAGATATAGTAGCCTTTATTCCTTGTTCAAAGCAAACATTCTATGATCACTTTCCAATTAATTCCGACGAATTAGACACCCTTAAAGAACTTTTAGACGAAAATAAGATTAAAACAAAATCTGGTATTAGAGCTAAACTTTGGAAGTCAGAGAAAGCAGCGGAACTGCTAGCACTTTATAGATTAATTGCAACCCCCGAAGAACATCAAAAACTAAATCAATCTTACATCGATCACACTTCTAAAGGGAAAGAAATAACATCAATTACGAGAACTATTGTAGATGAATCTAAACATAGTAACTCCTAAATGGGCAAAGCCTCTTTTATCACCAAAACGCTACAAAGGAGCAAAAGGAGGAAGGGGATCGGGAAAATCTCATTTTTTTGGAGAGGCATTAGTTGAAGCATTAGTATTCAATCCGAACACCTCAGCAGTATGTATTCGTGAGATACAAAAATCTTTAAAATTCTCCGCTAAAAGATTGATAGAAGAAAAAATAGAAGCAATGGGCGTATCCCATTTGTTCACCATTACACAAAGCGAGATAAGAGCCAATAAGGGTAGAGGGGTTATTTTATTCCAAGGCATGCAAGACCATACGGCTGATAGTATAAAATCATTAGAAGGCTTTAATATAGCGTGGGTTGAAGAAGCACAAACACTTTCCAAAAAATCACTGAAATTATTACGACCAACCATAAGGGCGGAGGATTCTGAAATATGGTTTAGCTGGAATCCTGAAAAAACAAGCGATCCAGTAGATTTGTTCTTCCAAAACATTACTAAAGATATGGTCTTGGTTCATGTAAACTCAGACGAAAATCCTTTTTTACCGGAAACACTAAGAAATGAAAGGGAGGCGGATAGAATAAGACTATCTCCCGAGGACTTTGCCCATATATGGGAGGGAGCCTACAATGAGAAGTCAGATGCTTTAGTATTTAAAGGGAAATATGAGGTTGACTTCTTTGAGCCTGCAATTACTTGGACAAGGTTACAAGGATTGGACTGGGGGTTTAGTCAAGACCCGACAACGGCTAACGTTGTTTATGTAGATGGTGATTGTTTGTACATCAGATATGAGGCAAATAAAGTAGGATTAGAATTAGATGACACCGTTGCATTTATCTCAAGCGAAATACCGGACTTTGAAAGGTATGTAATAAGAGCCGATAATGCTAGACCAGAAAGTATAAGCCACGTAAAAAGAAAAGGGTTCCATAAGATTATAGGCGAGCCAAAACTACAAATCGAGGACGGCGTGGAGTTTATGCGTTCCTTTAGGAAAATAATAATACATCCCGATTGCAGGAACACTATCAAAGAGTTTAATTTGTATGCTTATAAAATAGACAAGAGAAGCGGTGATATACTGCCAGTAATATTAGACAAGAACAACCACCACATCGATGACATTAGATATGCTTTATATCCGTTAATCAAAAATAAAAAAAGAAACACAAGGTTAATTGTATGAGAGACATAAGCATAGAACAATACGCACAGATGAAGGACACAGTTGAATATGATGTGGTTTTAAGAAATTTACTTCCGGAAAACTTCTTTGCAGGGAAAACAGTTAGTATAATTGATTTACCCTATTCCACCGTTGCATATTGTTTTACTTTGGTTCAGGATATGAATACTTGGGAGAAAGTAGTAGAATTGTTTACCACCATCTATGAGATAAACGAAAAAGTGTTTTGGAATGAAAAAATACGCCTTTATTTTTCAGCGATGAACTATATCAAGGAAACGTTTATAAGCATTAGTAAACGAGAGCAAGAGTTATTATATAGCAGCAATACAGATTCTTCGTTATGGGAAAGAGCCGGGGGAGCAAGGCTAAAACCATTTGCGTCTATTAGCCCAATAGACGACCTTGCGGAGAGGTATGGAATGTATCCTTTTGATTTATCAGAAAAAAAATACAAAGATATTATATATTTATTATCTTTGGTGAAAACTAAAAACGAAGTAACGAAAGAATATCAAAACCTAAAACAAAAGAAATGACCGATATAGTACGTGTTTTAGAAAGCTATGCAACATCCAAAGGATGGCAGTATCACTATGGAAGGAAGGCTTGTCTAAACCTTTTATCCGCAAAAGGAGAAAACAATACCATTTACTTTTTACACGACTTTAGGAAAGGGGAGAAAACAGAAAACAATAAAAAGAGATACACTGGCAGCTTCTTTTTGGTCGTTGAAGCAGATTTCGACCAAAAGTTTTTTAATGAAGTAAGCAACGCAACTGTTGGAAAATACGAAGGAAACATCGAGCCTTTAATTTCTCTAGCCTCAACAATGTTAGATAAAGATTTCTTTTGTACGGATATAGATGTTATACGATGGGACTTCATAGATGTTACGGATGCTTTAGATACAAATTTTGATGGTATTTTAATTAGATACACGATAGACATTCCTAGTCATTATGAGCTTTAATCCTGCTAAAATATTACAAGAAGAATTTGACCTACTAAAACAAGAGATAATATCCTTGTATGAAAAAAAAGGGATGCGAGCCAGTGGTAATTTCATAGAGCAGTTAGAAGTAAATTCAGATGCAACATCAGGGAAGTTATTAGGAGAAAAATATGCTGAACAATTAGAGTATGGTAGATTACCTGGAAAGCAACCTCCAAGTTCAGTCATAGAACAATGGATTATAGACAAAGGCATTGCAAATAAAATAGAAGGAAATATATCCATATCTTCATTGGCCTTTCTAATTGCAAGAAAAATAGGTAGAGAGGGTTGGGACAGAAGAGATTATGGCGGTGTTGACTTGGTAAGTGAGGTTATAACTCCTGAGCGCATAGATAAGATAATTAAACAAGTAGGTGATGGCTATGTTTTGGACTTCATAGGGAAAGCAGTAGAACAAATAAAAGAAGTAGCATGATAGTATTTAATACAGATTTACCGGCGAACAAAATTAATTTTGTGTATAACAACAACATAATAGAATGGACGGACTTATCTATTTCTTCTTCTAATTTAGGAGCTCCAACGTACACAGATATTACTATATTAGGCAATGTTTTTACAATCTACCCACAGCCAAACGGAGTGTTTTATTTCAACTTAAAAGAAATACTCCCCTCTCTTTTAAACACAGATAACTTTCAAGACTTAAAAGATATATCACTAAATAGTAACGTAGCATCATTTGTATATGGGCAATTAGGATATTTTAATCCGATTATCCGTTTTGATTTGTTTTTTGAAAACGAAGGACAAGTGACGGCGTATAAAACCTGGCAATTTCTACGAGGGGTTTTGCTGCTACAAGACTTTAAGAGATACAATACAGCTGCATTTAAAAACAATGCATTACTGCCACATCAAAAAAATCCTTATGATATATCTGGAAATAAATTTAACACCGCATTTGTGAAATATTGGGAGGGATACCCTTTTGACATAACTTTTTACACGCCTAATTCTTTAAACCCTAACACTCTAATAACGAATTTAAGTAATTCAGCTTCTTTTACATTCCCTTTTAATTTTGAATTGTCAAGACTAGTTTTCTCAGATGGTAGAACAGATATTACTTTAGAATTATTTTTACCTTTAACCGATGGAACAAACCCCTTGTTAATTGGAAATGACTTTGTAGTAGAGGTAGAGAAAATGACACCGGAAGAAGGAGTTTATTTAAAATGGCTTAACAACTTAGGTGGATGGACTTATTGGCTGCTATCCTGTATTTATTCTGAAGAAGATAAAAGAAAGTTAATAGGCCAGTTAGAAAATGATTTTTCTAATTTAGACCAAACAACTTCTCCATTACTATCTTTAGGGATTGATACTCAAACGAAGATTTCAGGAACCACAAACTTTTTAAACGCAAAAGAAAACGAAACCTTTAAAAGTATTTTTCAAAGCCCTAAGGTCTATTTGTTCACAGGCGAAAGGTTTTCTAAAAACAAATTTAATGACTGGATCGAAGTACAAATAGGGAATCAAAATATAACCACTAAAAATTTAAAGCAGAAAGAAGTAGTTTATTCTATCGACATTAATTTACCGAAAAATAATACAATGAAATTGTGAGGCTATTTATAAATGAAATATTAATAGAACTAGAAGAAGGGAATCCTATTGCAATAACCAAGCAGGTGAATGATATTGCCAACTTGCAGAACAGAGAAAACGACCGCACGCAAAAAATAAAAGCACCTTTTACCCCTAATAATCATAAAGCCTTAGATTACTTAACAACCCCCGGGAGTAACTCGCAGTTTCCATACAAAAAAAATGTAGCAAAACTTTTTACAGATGCAGGGGAGCCTTTAATTTACAAAGGATTTGCCACAATAAACAATACAGGAACTTCTTATGAAGTTGTTATTTATGAGGGCATCATTTCTTTTTGGAAGAAAATAGAGAATATAACCTTAAAAGATGTAGGGATAGCCGAGCTAAACCATTTAAAGAATACAACTACAATAGTTGCAAGTTGGAATAATGCTTTGAAATATAGATATTTATTAGCAGATTATAACGGTAAATTTCTTACTACCACAGGAAATTTAAACGCGGATTACTTAGTGCCTTCGGCTTTAGTTTCCTACCTATGGCAACAAGTATTTAATTATGCTGGATATATTGCTGAGGGTAGTATCTTTCAGGAGTTAGACTTCACAGAATTGTTTTTAACTTACCCTAAGCCAGTAGGAGGAGAAGAAGTTTTTAACCTTGTTTACGATGAACTTTTTGAAATACAAAGCGTAGATCCTTTTTCCTCAAATGGTCCCGACTTTTATAATACCTTCTACTTTCCTAATTTACTACAGAAATTTGTTTCTAATATATATGCACAGTCGATTGGAACGTATAATGAAATTATAGAGATACAACAAGGTGGATTATATCGGTTTAATTTAAACGGAACTATTAACTTTCCGCAAGACGAAACCGCTATTTATTCTCTTTATTATTGGGTAAACGATCCATTAAACAAAATAGAAATTGTTTCAAATATCACCGCTTTAACCCAATTAGACTTATTTTTTTCTTTAACGCTTCAATTAGGAGATAAGATTTATTTAGGCTTTGACCCCTCAAATATAGAGTTAGGAATTTCTAATTTACAAATAACAATAAACAATGTAGAAGGTGATACCGTTGACTTTGAAGAAGCATTTATCGATTTCAAAGTAACAGACTTTGTAAAAGAAATAATGAACAGATTTGGACTTACCCCTTTTGCAGATAAATTTCAAGACAAGATTTTGTTCTTAACCGAAGAAGAAAGGTATTTACAAAGCGAGGTTAAGGACTGGAGTAATAAATTTATCAATCTTAATTCTACTAAATATCAAATAGGGTATGCAAGGAAAAATAATTTTATATACAAATATGCTGACGACAATCAAAACTTCAACAATGGAGAAATACTTGTAAGGGACGTTAATCTAAAAGAAGATCAAGTTGTTTTAACATCGCAAACCTATTCGGTAGATTCTAGGGAAACAACTTTTTTAAATAAGAAACTAATTCGACCAAGGTTTTGGGATAAAGAGCCTAAAGATGACGGCACGGTTAATTACAAACCATTAGATAAAAGATTTCATTTCTTAAAGCAAATATTATATGAAAACCCTTTTACTTTAGAGAGTGAAATATTTGCTAGCACACAGGCGGTCACCACATCATATTTAGCCGGGTTCACAAGTTGGAGAAATTTAATAGCAAAGTATTACAAAGCGACTAGGGTAATTATAAATAATACTAAATTGTCCGAAATACTTTTAAATCTTTCACCAACAGATATTAATAATTTTGATTTTACAAATAGGTATCATTTGAAACAATTAGGGGCGGATTTTGTGGTAAACAAAATAATTAATTTCACTCCTGGAAGTCCTACTAGATGCGAGATGCTAAAGATTAACTCGAAAGAAATAAACACCGAGAACAACCCACCACCGCCTTCATTGTTTATAACCATTACGAATGCAGTCTATTCTTTATGCGAGTTGGTTTTAACCGTTAATACAAATATACAACAACCTTTTAATGCCGTTGTTCAAGCCGGGTATTCTATAACGGATCCCACAACAGGACTACCAACGATAACTATTCTATATAACGTAATAGTGGACGCGAACACTGTTACTATACAAACGGATAATTTAATTGATGGAGGTTGGGCGTTTAATATAAAACATCAAACACTAAGTGTACAATCAAATAACACTGATTTCATAAACATAGCAGGATGTTTTATGCAGCCACCTCCTGTAGTATTAGAATTAATATCTGTTCAAACTACATCTATTGTGGGCAATGTTAGAAATTTATTTGTTACTTTTGAAACAGACGTGCCATTGCCGGAAACAATGACACTCAGAAAGGTATCCTTTTTAAGCGGAGAAATAATTGATGCACCAATTTTGCTAACAGGAAACACTTTTACAACAACAGTACAACATCAAACGCCTTCGCCTTATGAGATAACTATATTTTGGGGAATCCAATTAATTTTTGAGGGTGTTACATCAAATCAAATTATAAGTATAGGATAATGGCAGAAAAAATAGTAATAGCAGAACTAAACCTTGATGCAAAAAACATCATTAAGGAAGCGCAAGACGTGAAAAAATCTTTGGAATCTTTAAAAGAAGAAAACAAAAATTTAAAAAAATCCGGACTAGAATCTAGCCAACAATTTATCGCTAATGAAGCGGCAATTAAAGGATTATCTAGTCAATACAATGCGCAAAAAACGGCATTACAACAACTTGTGACAAAAAACGGTGAGTTAAAAAATAGTAGTGAAGCAATTGCAGTAGCTTATGACAGGGAAAACGTTACAATATCACAGACACGAGCCAATAATAGCGAACTTTTAAAACTACGAAATGAACTGGATTTATCTACTAAAGAGGGAACGGACACCTTGGCTTTGATAAACAAGAAATTAGACGAAAACAATGCTTTTATAAAACAAAATGTATCTGCTTATGAGCAGCAAAAGATAGGTATCGGAGATTATCAAACCGCCATTGCAGGAGCACTAAAAGATACAGGATTATTCGGCGGTTCTTTAAGAGAGATACAAGGTGTGCTTACTCCATTTGCCGGTGTTTTCTCTTTGTTAAAAGCGGAAGTCGCTGGCGCGTTCTCACAAATAAAAAACGCAGCCGCCGGAACGGAAGCACTTACAAAATCTCAAAAAATAGCAGCAATAACCACAAACGCATTATCAGGAGCATTGAAGCTATTTCGCATTGCATTAATATCTACAGGGATAGGGGCAATCGTTGTTGTGTTGGGAAGTTTGATTTCCTTTTTGGCTACCACGCAAGCCGGTATTGACAAAGTGACTTCCGTAACAAGACCGCTACAAGCTATCTTTAGTACACTTGTAGGTGTATTACAGGATGTGGGTAAATTTCTTTTTGCTGCTTTTAGTAATCCGTTGGAAAGTTTAAAAACGCTTTATGCCTTTGTAAAAGACCAATTAATAAAACAGTTTGAAGCCTTTAGTAAAATAGTTGAGGGTCTATTGACTTTTGATTTTGATTTAATAAAAGAAGGTTTTTCAGACCTAGGCGATCAAGTTGCTGAAAACTTAAAAAAAGTAACCGATGCAGCAAAACAATTCGGACAAGCAATAAATGATGCCGCAAAAAAAGGAGCTGAAATTGACAGGCTCCAAAAAGAAATAGAGAAAAAAGAAATAGATATTATTCAGCTAAGGGCGAAAACAAACCTGCAACTAAAAGAACAAGAAAACATTGCCAAGAACACCGCATTAAGCTCTGAAAAAAGAGAAGCGGCCGTAAAAGAGCAAGAGAGGTTAGCGAAAAATTTAGTTAATGAGGAAAATAAAATCTTAGATTTACAAATAAAACAGTTAGAAATAAAACAATCTTTAAACGATACTTCTCGTGAGGAAATAAAACAACTTGAAGAATTACGCGCGCAAAGGATTACCAACGAAGAACGGATAGCAGATATAGAAAAAAGAAATATTGGAGTAGTAAAACAGCTTAGGGATGAAGCAGCAGCCGCAGCATTGGCAGCCATAAAAGAAAGGCAAGATGCAAACATTGCTGAGTTAGAACAACTTTTTGCTTTAGAATTAGAGAAGCGTAGATTTTCAAAAGACACATTAGAGGACCTAAGAAAAGATGCTGCCGATGAAATAATAATATTACAAGAAAAATTAAAAGCTAAAAAACTTTCAGAGTTAGAATTTCAAACGGAAGTATTAAGAATACAAAATGATTTAAAGGAGATACAAATAACTCAACAAGAAGAAGAACTACAAAGGACAAAAGATTTTAATGACAAAAAGCAAGCATTAGAGGATGAACTATTTCTCCAGTCAATCACAAATGATCAAGAACGAGCCGAAGCGAAAGCATTGTTAGACTTTGAGAAAAAACTTTTTGAACTTGAAGAAATGAACTTAAATGAGCAGGAAAAAACAGAACTGCTAACTTTATTCGAACAAGAAAGGAATAATCAAATACAATCCATAAGAGATAAGGCACGACAAGACGAAAGAAATGCACAGTTTTTAGCGGATAAAGCGGAAATTGAATCTAAAAAAAGACAAACATTAGCCCTTACGTCTTTGGCATCACAAGCCGCTGGCGTTTTAAAAGGAATTTTAGGAAATAGCCTAGCCGCTAGATTAGCAGGAATAGCAATTGATGCTGCAATAGCAGCCGCAAGAGTACAGATAGAAACGTCATCAGCACAAGCAATAAACCTAGCGCAAGCTACACTTGTTGCGCCGCCACCTTTTAACCTAGGTGCAATTACTGCTGCACTTGCGCAAAACGGATTTTTGCAAGCCAACGCAATTAAAAATATAGGCTTTATCTTAGGAAGTGCCGCAATACAAGGCATAGGCACAGTGGCTAGCTTTGAGCAAGGGGGTATTGTAGGAATAGACGGCAATAGACACTCACAGGGCGGCGTGCCTATTTTTGCAGGAAACAAACTAATCGGTGAAGCCGAGGGGGGCGAAGGTATTGGAATTTTAAACAGACCTGCCTATGGTGCGTTTATGGATTTCAACAATAAATTTGGCAGTGGAAAAATAGGAACCACGATGGCAGAATCGGGCGGCATAATAACCAATGACATTAACAAAGAATCATTAGGTAGTGCGTTTCAAAACACGCAAAGAAGCGTTGTTTATGTAGAAGATATAAGGTTAGGTATTAATAATGCTAACGAGATAGAAGTAAACGCAACTATATGATAGAAGGTTGGATAAAATTTTTAAAAGGCGTTACTGAGGATTTGGCGAAAAGCCGAGCAAAAATATGCGGGAAATGCCAGGAGAAAGCAAAAGGAAAAATACTTTTGTTTAAAGATAATGAGTTAAAGGAAGTCGAAGGGTATTACTGCAAGAAATGTAGCTGCCCCCTTTCAGCTAAAATAAGAGAAAAAGGACAAAAGTGTCCTTTAAATAAATGGTAAATATGAATAGATACGAAGCAATTTGTAAAACAGAGAATTTAAACACACTTATAAAATTAGGCATTCTTCCCCTTACGGTACTCGATTATAAAGTGATTTACGAATATTATAAAGAGGAACGGAAATGCAATAATAAAAAGGAAAGCGAATTTAATACGGCTGAGGAATTTCGTATTTCTGAAAGGACGGTTAGGCGTGTTGCTGTTTGGATGCAAGGCTTTTAGTTTTTTGAGTTTAACAATACTTTAAACATTTCTTTCCAATGTTTTCCACTTAATGCAATACCTCCGGCTAAGTCAACACCTTTGTTATTTAATTGGTATTTAACATTATCTTTTAAATCTGCAATTATTTCCGGAGTTATTTCTTCCGTATATATTACCGATTTTGTTTTTCCTAAAACACTAACATAGGAGGGTTTTTTCATATCTCTTTTTTTATGTTTTTCTCAAACGATTTATATTCCTCACTTTCTTTTATAGTCATCTCCCACCCTTTATCCACATCAAATATAATATAATAAATTGCTTTTACGAACTTCCAAAACATTAAAGAAGTACAAACAAATGTAATAAAAAGAGACATGAAAATTACAATTAAAAAGAATACAACCATTAAGGACAAGTTTGTGTCCTACAAATATAGATAAATATTTCTAATCTTTGTGTTACTATGATAGGTAAAGTTTTTATTAATGGATTAATTGGAGATGTAGGAGATGAAAGAGGCGTTTCTCTCTTAGACGTGATTTCTCAAATTAAAAGTCAACCAAACGCAACTTCATTCGATGTTTTCATTAACTCCGAGGGTGGTTTAGTAGATGTAGGCTTTGATATTTATGACTACTTAAAATCGATAGAAAGACCAATAAATACCATAGCAACAGGAGTGTGTGCTAGCATAGCAACCGTTATTTTTATGGCAGGTCAAACAAGAAAAATAAAAGGTAATTGTAATTTCATGATACATTTACCTATGAGTAGATTGGAAGACTTCCAAACATCCGAAGGATTAGAGAATGAGGCTGCAGAGTTAAAAAAATTAGAGAAAAAAATAATAGACTTATACAAAGACACCACAGGCACAGAAGCCGAAGCATTTAAAGCCTTGCTTAAAAAAGATACATTCTTAGAGCCGGAACAAGCAATAACCTTAGGGTTCGCAACAGAACACATACAAGAGTTGCAGGCAGTAGCATTTTATAATCAAAAATCAATAAATATGAGTACAACAATCAGTAAAGAAGATAAAAGCTGGATTGAAAGTAAGTTTGACAGCATTGCAAAAATGTTTAAAACAGAAAAAATCAACCTACTTTTACAAGATGCGAATGGCATCGAAGTTAATTTTACAGAACTTGAAGATACAGGCACTCCTGTATTGGGTGATGTAGCAACAGTTGACGGCGTGCCTGCCGAGGGTGATTATATCTTCCCTTCATTAGGGGACGTTACTATCCGTTTTGTGGCTGGCGCAGTAACCGAAATATTGGAGCCGGATGCCGGTGCCGATGAAATGGCCGCGTTAAAAGCTAAAATAGCGGAACTGGAAGCAGAGAAATTTTCTTTATCAGAAAAGGTAAATGCCGCTTCTGGAAAAGAAGAAGAACTAAACAAAATTAAAACTGAATTTGTAAACTTGAAAAAAGAAATTACATCTAAGTTTGAAATTGATAAAAAAGAACCAAAAGCAAAAGATGATGTTGTTAACTCGGCATTATCGGCTTTGGAAGCATTAAAAAATAAACGTAAAAACAACAGATAAAACATGGCAAGCGCAATAAACAATGGGACTTTTGTATTTAATCCCGAAGAACTAAAAGATTGGAGTAGAGTAATTAATGAACTTACTTTCGCCAACCCAACATTGAACGAACTTCACCTCGTGGAGCAAGGCATTAAAAGCAAACAGCAAATCGTATTTGCTGGACGTATCGAACAATTAGGTAAAAAAATAGCAGCTAATTGTGTACCGAATGAAATAAATGGGATAACCCTTACCGATAAGTTTTGGGATCCTGTTTTGGAAGATTTCCGTTTGAAGCATTGTACTTCGGATGTTAATCAGCAAAACAAACTTGTCAATCAAATGACGAGAGTTAATCCGGATTACTTCACTATAACAGAAGGATCGCAATCTCAAATAGGGAACTTCCTTGTGGCAGCAGTCTTAGATGCTTTTGATCAGATAATCCTAGAGAAAGCATGGTTTGATGACAAAGATGGAGATACTTTTGACGCAGTGCCTGCTGGTGTTTTCACCAACGGAACAGACGTAGCGTACTACACTGGGTTTGATGGGTTGTTTAAACAAATTTTCACATCAATATCAGGAAGTGCAAATACAAATCGCTTTACATCCATAGCTAAAAATGCAGGAGTAAGTTATGCAGCACAAGAATTAGTAAGTGGTGAGGCTTTATCTACTTTTAAATCTGTTTTCACAAAAGCAGATGGACGGCTTAGAGCTAATGCCAATGCCAAGTTTTATGCAACTCAATCCATTTGGGATGGCCTTGTAAACGACCTGGAGGATACACAAAATTCCGGGGGTGTTACCATAATTACCGAGGATGGAAAACAAACGCTTAGATATAGAGGAATAGAGGTTGTACAAATGAGTGTTTGGGATCGCTTTATAGATACTTACCAAAACAACGGTACTGTACGTTTTCGCCCTCATAGACTTGTATTGTCAACTCCTGACAACCTTAGAATAGGTACTTTATCTGACGGTGATTTTGGAGATGTAAATGCTTTTTACGACCAATACAACCGAGTAAACGTTATTGATGGAGCATATTCTTTAGACGCGAAATTTATGGAAGTATATCTTGCATCCGTTGCATATTAATTTTTAAAAACAGAAAAGATGGCAGATTGTACAGGAAAAATAACCGCAAATTTATTACTAGATTGTGATGCCCTTCCGGTAGGAGGACTAACGGTAAATACAGTAATAATAAATCTAGACGATATCGATAGAACGGCATCTACCGTAAACGTAACTAACCGTATATTGATGACTAACTTACAACTATTGCCGGGCAAAACAGGCTATAGTTTTCAAGGAATAAAACAGAGTAATGGAAAAAACTACCAGTTGGTACCTAAAGAAAATCTACCTAATAAGTGGTCGCATGGGTTTACTGGCGTTGTTTTCAATCCTACTCCTGAGAACAAATTACAGGTATCAGACATGTCCCTTGGTGGTAAATACGTAGTTGTAGTAGAGCAACTATGGAAAGGTGTAGGAAGCGATGACGCCTTTGAGGTTCTAGGCTTCTTTACTGGATTAGAGTTGGCTGAGGCTACTAATAATTCTTCTGAAAACGATAATACTATTGGGTTAGTGTTTAAAAGTGCAGAAGGTTTTGAAGAGC